GGGCCCACGCCCCCCAACGATGACCTGAATCGCAAGGTCTTTTCATTGCCATTGTCATAGCAAATCGCTTAGTGCGGGAGTACGCGGCTTATCCTACCACAGAAGGTAGGGGGCCCAGGCTTTCCTCACAAGCCTCTTGGCTGTGCAACCACTCTCATTCTTCGGGTCTAGCACCCACTATTTCTTATCGTCCATAGCGGGCCCGACGGCAGAATCGCGCCTAGCACTCAGACTAGCCGACTCGTACGGCGGGGGAGTGTCGTAAGATGCCGCGATCGTGTCATGGAAGTCCAAGACACGAACGGGCACTGCGACCGACCGCACACCCACCTTCCTTTCTTCTAAAAACGCGCGCCTGACGCGCGCGTCCCACCGTTTCTTCTCATTTGTCAACCACCTCCCTTGCCACTGCGAAGCGGCAAAAGACACGGCCTGAACGCGGCCACAAACGGGTTCATCGCGACGAATGGAGGACAGGGCCAGGAAATACCGAAGTGTATCCCGGTCCTTACTCTCGATCCACTTGAGACTGTACTTCCAGGAAGCGCATTCAAAAGCGGAAAGTTGTCGCAACTCGTCCGTTGTCTCAGCCTCGGGCACCCACGTAAAGTCGTCAGGAGACAACGATACGTTATGCCCGATAGGAGCTGCTGGCACGGTAACCTCCTCGTTCGACCAAAGAGCGAGCTTAAAGAGCTTGCCCAGTCTCAACGCTAGCGTCCCTCGGAAGCCTAGTTCATGTAGAGTCAATCTAGTTGACCTCAAAGAACCAATCTTCCTCCGGAACCAGACCATACCCGCTCGAAAGCGCGTATTACTGGAAACGCCCGCAAGAAACTGTGCGAACTCACGACCAAGAGACGTCACGTACTCTGACTGACGAAGACGACCGAAGCGAAGTGTCGGCACAACCCGAAGGTGGCCACCGACACGACGCAACAACGTACTGTTCAAAGAACCGTACACGTCATCAACACTAGTCTTTGTACGCTCGACCTCAAGACCAAGCCCGCCGACAACCCCCATCCAATGTTGCGACAGAGCCTTCTCCGATTGGAAAAGGATATCGTCGCCGTTGATCAGGCAAGGAACTCGAACCGTCTCCTTCCAAGACAAACCGAAGGTCCTAGCGGACCAAAGGAATGCCATCCTGTTCTGTAAACAGAGCAGGGGGAAGGAGAGGTAAGAACCCATCATCTGACCGATGCGAGGCTCGCCAACGTCTACGCGCTCAGTAGGCGGCGATCCGGGAGATTCTGAAACCATGTAAAACAACCATGGCCTAAGAATCCGGACCGCCTGCTGGCACACAGACGGAGGCACAACACTAGAAGTGGAGATAAGGGCACTCACGATGACCTCCGCAACTTCGATCGATAAATTATCGGTCGCAGAAGCGTAGTCACCGGAGGTGAGGTACCCTGAATCGGTGAACCCGGCCTTGAGCAACATCTCGTCCGTCACGTCTCCGCGAGCCAACCAACGACTGCGACTAAGATGATTATAAATCGTCTTATGAAGCGGCCGAAGGAGAAGCTCGTCGGCAGAAAACTTCG